CTCAGTCTTTGCAGCATATGGATCACGCTTGCTCTTCATAGGCTGCTCGCCTGTTGGTCTTGGCTTGCCTCGCATTTCGGCGCCATGCTTTGCATGTCCAGATACAAACTTAATCCCATACTTGTTGGCGATGTTTCTGATCTGTGTTCGGGATACGTCTAAGAGCCTGCATGTTTCTGCCATGCTTAGGCCCATGCCCGCTGCGTCAATTACTTTATCTACTGGTGCAATTTTCATTTGGTTCTCCGTGGTGGGCGAGCCCGAAGGCCCGCCCTATTTTATTAGAACGGAATGTCATCTCCGCCCAAGTCGTTTGATCCGAAGGATGATCCAGCTTGTGGTGCTGGCGCTTGTCCGCCCTGCTTCTGTGAGTCAGAGACATTGAAGGTCATGTACGGTTTACCGTCCTTCATCTTGCGCCATGCTGCGAGACGACGAAACTCATTGAAGGGGCCAGTGTAATCTGGCGCAGCTTCATTGCCTTTCTTGTCGTTCTCAAACAGGACGCCGATCTTTTCGTAGACCTCAATGATTGTCTTGCCCTCACGGGTTTGGTCTTTGACCAGCGTGATCTTGCGATCAACGCCAGTGTCATTGACCTTACCTTGGAGGATCAGCTTTTGCGTTTCGAATGGTGCAAAGGCTGCGCCTCGGTCGGTGTTGTCGTATGTATCTGCCATGCTTTTGGCTCCTGTGTTGTGGGCTTACCAGCCCGTTGATGCGCCGCCAGAATCAGCGGCGTATTTGTTACCGTCCATCTTCCCGAGGAAGACATCGGCATTGAATCCAAGGTGAGACAGAGCCTTGGTCAAGCCATCTGTCACTGCCATCTTTGGTGCGTCCTCTGCCATGCGGCCCTTGGCTGCGTCAAAGAACTTACGGCAACCAGTGAAGGGACCGAAGACATTCTCTGGCTTGCCATGCCATACGCTGACATGAGCAAGCACTGCGCTATCTCCGTTGCTGACATGCACAATCTCTGTTGTGTTAGTCCAGCCCCATCCTTGGCCCACTGGACCGAAGGCTTCTGTTGCTGATCGAACCTGATACATCGGGTCGATTGCTGTAAATTTTCTTGAGCCAAAGTTGACTGGCTTGAGAAAGGCTGGGTCAGATACGCTGACCTTGTTCCATAATTCCATCGTCATTTTTTTCTCCTTATAGGCGCACGTTAAAGCGCAGTGATCCGTTCTTGGCTCGCTTGATCGAGAGCAGGTTTGAGTAAACCTCACGCTCGTTCGATGCGACCATATCCTTCAGGGATTTCTTAGCAGCCTCAAATGTTTTGGCCGCTGGTTGGTTCTCGATGTAGTCGTGGGCGAGAGTGATGAACTCGTTGTCACGGCTGGCGTCACGCTTGACCATCTCGTCCACCGCAATCTTGTCGATCGAGAGGTTAGGCGTATCGACACCAATCGGTTCTTCATCCCGTAGAACGTAGCCCCAGAAGTCTGACACCACTGCCCACATAGAATTGAAATACCCTTCGTCGTATGAGACATAGGCTCCCTCCCATTTGTTGTTGCCGAAGATGGCTGATAGGTAGGCGCCCTTGGCGTCTGCCATGTGGGCATACATCTGAATCTGCGGCATGTAGAACTCAATCACCGAGTCCATGTTGTTGTATGAATTGGTGTGCTTGGCTTCGACAATGGCATCGTTCCACTTGGCGTCGATGGTTCCCTTGGCTGGCACGTTGCCAATCATCTCTTCGTATTCCGATTGGTGGTGAGACAGCACGCAGTTGTATTGCTTCTCGAACCAGCCGAGGTTGAAGTCCTCAGTGTGAATGCCAGCTGCACTGCAATGTTGTCGCTGAGATCGTCGCTCTCTACTCGACCAGTCTTGATCTGCCAGAGCTTGAGCCACTCACCTTGCATAATCTTGACGCAATCTGAGCCGCCGATAAATCCTTTACGTTCCATTCTTCTTCTCCTTGGTTGATAATTACTGCTTATGTGCAGTGTTATGAAGTGTTTTGAGGTAGGGTTCAAGNTCTAAATCNGTGATNCCNTCNATCTGTTGAAGTTTTTTTCGTGATGGACCCTTGAGATAGGTGTCTGAAACGGGNGCGCCTGAGCGTATGCGCTGTGCCGCGAGGGCATATGGGTCCATAGAGGTGCGAGTTGGCTCTGTGTGAGGCTCTACGCCGCTCTTAGCTGCCTTCTTGGCGGCGTCGAGAAAGTCTTTGACTGTTGGGAGTGTCCGAGAGCGAGCTGATTGAGCCACCTCCTTCGCTATGGAGGCGGAGAGGTGACTCATCAGCTCTTGGTTTATGTTGTTTGGAATGTTGCGATTGATTGCTTCGATCAAATCCATAGCCACCACCTTGGGGTCGAGGTCTTTGGGCATGTTGAAGCGAGTGAGAATGTCTGCCTTGAACCACTCCTTGAGGAAGGCAATGCGTTGATCATAGTTCATCGAGGAATCCTCCCATCTTTTTCTTTGGCATCTCTGTCTCGAGCTCATCTTCCCAGCGCTCTTGATTGAGCCACGTTGAAGCATGAGGAATGTATTGCATCTCAGTGCCAGCGTTGGTGCAGTAGGCTGAGTAATCCATTGCACCCTGAATGATCACGTTGGCATCCTCATACTTGCAGGCTTTAGCAAACGCTGTGCGTGCTGCACCCTTGCCGATGCGACGAGGATAGGCAGACCAAAAGGATTGGAATGCAGGTGTGTCGAGGGGGTGTGCCAATTTGGCACGGGAAGAAGTATTACTTATAATATCTAGCCTAGTAATATTACTATCTACTTCGTGTGCCAATTTGGCACGGGTATCATTAGCCATTTCGTCCTCCATGCAGGTGATAATGTAGAAGTTAGACATACCATGGCGAGGTATGATTCGTATGTGACCTTCGTCGGCAAGCCATTGAAGAGTTCTCGCCACTGTTCTCAGTGGTATCTTGCTGCCACTGGACAGAGTGTCTCTTGATGGAAAGCATTCGCCACTGCCATTGGAATACTTGGCAAGCTCAATGAGCAGAACCTTTGCGAAAGGTTTCTCTATTGACGACAAAGCAATGTCAGTAATAAGATCGTAGTGCATCAGTTCTCCCAATCTACGCTGGTGTTCTTCCTCTCCATCGAACTTGCAGTGGCCCACTGGTCTGGGTCACTGCATTTTTTTTACCGAAGAGGCATAGAAGATGAGCTCTCCATATAGTATTCAGCAACATTAACTCCGTTGCTTAACTCTATGATTTGCTTGGCAATATTGTGTCCTTCACTGCGAAGGTCATAGACACGAGCGGCCAGTCTGAAGCAGCCGAATAATTCAAGTGCATCCATTGGTGTGATGCGGTGTCCACGCTTGAGGTAATTAAGAATCCGTTTGTTTTGACTTTCCATTTTCGCTCTCCATAAGCTTGGCGAATGTCTCGCCTTCGATGATCACTACTACTTGCGGCTTACCTGTCCGTCTCTTGTAGAATGCTATGTCCCTGCCTTCCAAAACTTTGAAGGGGCTGGGGAATCCAGATAGGTCTCGGTATTTAACCTCGCCTACCAGTTCGTGTCCCATGAGTTCGAGCTTGAGGTCTCCTCGATACTCTCCTCCCAATGCTCCTGAGAGGGGCTGGGCTTTGGCTTTGATACCCATCTGCGTGAGCCACTTGATGAACCACCTTTCGTGGTAGCTTCCCTTCTGCTTATTCTTGTTTGCCATATCTCTGCCTCGTAGCAATCCAAGCATATATACCAATGCTTCTGTGTTGTTCGCTCGTGACCGTTCTTGAGAATGGCAACGAAATTCTTTGCGTTAGTGGAACAAGAGTCACACCTCGCCATCCCTTTTTTTAACTTCGATCTCGTACTCAAGAGCGTCCAGCCAACACATAAGCATGAACCCAGAGGGTATCCGCTTGTGTGTTTCCCATTTGTGGATCAATGAAACTGTGCATCCTATATCATGCGCCAGTTTTTCTTGGCTTAAATTCCGCTCTTGTCTTGCGGATGTCAACTCGCTTACCAGCAGATCGTAGCTGCTTGGTATGATCACGGGCTGCTTCAAGTGCGTGAAGTTTTTCAATGGCCTTCATCACCTTTCTTGCTGTCTCAAACCTCAACTCTGTTTTACCGTGAATGGTGCGGTAATATGTTGACGTTGGAATGCCAGCAGATTTGAAAGCTTGCAGCAGCGGCACGTTGCACGCCGCTACTGCTTCTTCGATGGTTTGCATGTATGATTTCATGCCGACCTTACTGCATCATTGCAGCAGTGCTGTCAACCTATTCTGGATGCAGGGTGCTGCCGATAGCTGCGTAGCCACAGATGTCCACCAGTGTATCATGCGTGGCCTTGTCCTGAATGCGCCCGACCTTGAGCAAGATCATCATCATTGCAACGTCATGTGGTGACACTCGGTGCTCGAGATACGCCGACCAATAGTCAGCGATCTTGTCGAATGAATCTTCTGGTTTGCCATACTGATCTTGTCGAACGCCGTTGATAATGTTGTCAGCGT